ACTGTGCCGTACCAAGCGTAGCCTCGTTGTACACCAGGGTGAGATCATCACAATCACCCGACAGCTTGGCGAAACCGACGTAGTCAACGTCGCTCATGCTGGCCCCGCCAGCGGCCATAGCCCCACCGGCGTCCTTGCACTCACCCGGAGCGCAAAGGCCGATAAAGCTGCCGTCGTCGGAATTGGTGATGCTGACGAACTTAACGCGAGCCTCGAACCACAGCTTCTTTGCGCGGCCAGCGGTGGGGGTAAGGAATCGTCCCTCTACGTTGCTGCCGGTAGCGATAGCGGCGACATCGGCATCAGTACCCTCGTTCTGCAACAGCAGCACGCCGTCGTCGTCTGCCTGAATGACGATATCCGCCACTGCGTCGTTTTCCTGATAGGCGTACCAGTTGACATCGCCGAGTACCCGCCCGACACCAGTGGCGAAAGTGGTGGTAGTGGTGTTACTCGTCGCTACCAGCGAATTCTTGAAGTCATCGAAAATGTGCTGGCCCTTCGCCGGGTCCGTCATAATGCCCGTCACCGGGCAATCATTCCAGATGATCGGACTGGGCATACGGCTGACTACAGCGTCAGCGGAACCAAATCGAACTTCACTCATGTTCTTGTCTCCTTGTTATAAAGCGTCGGTATTTGTCAACAACTACCTACACTTCTGTCTGTTTACGAAGTGATGGCTTTGTGAATGACGAATCCGGCCTTACGCCTGTTGGTACACAGGTTGTTGTGCGAGCCGTCAAGGAACACCGTAAACGTAGTGTGCTGCCGACGATCGGTCATGGGCTCGGACTCAACCATCCAGTAATCAGACTGGACTACGGGTTTGAACTTCGCGAAGTCCACGCAGTACAACGGCGCGGTCTCATCGGCGGTGACAGGATCGGTGACGTCGTCCAACTCGGCGACGTAGACTACCGGAAGGCGGTTGACCAGGACGTTTCCGCCGTCGTCAACCCGAAGGTTCGACATGATGTCTTTGCCAGTGTGACGATCGTCCTTCTGATCGGCCAGGCTCATCAACTTGCTGATGAGGTCGTACCCAGCGTAGCAGCGTTTGGACGCGGCCTGCATACTGGACGGGTCCTTGATGAACAACGGGGCCTTGAACTTGGTACGCATGAAGGCGATACGGAACGTATCGATCATCGTGGCGTCAACCGCGCTATACGTGGCGGCGTAGTTCTTCCACTTCTCGTTCGTGGAAGCGTCGAGACCGGCACACGCCGTACCCGTGGTGGCATCCTGGTACCGAATGGTCTGACCGTTGAAACCAGCGGTCGTGCTGTCGGCGTCCAGCATGTTCAGGTAGTACGGCACGCCATACGGATACAGGTCATCCGTGGCGGACGTCGGGGTCTTCCACGCGCGCTCTTCGATCAGATCGGCGAGCGACCACAGACCGTCGATACGCCGGGTTTCCATGAGATCGATGAATCCCTTCGCGCTGTTCTTATTGCGAAGGATCTCCAACTTCTCCCACGAGTAATCGGTACCGATCTGGCACCACGGCACGGTGATGGTCTGCATGACGCTGTTAACCGCAGGCTCGTCCGTGTCGTACAGCCGACGATACCGGGCCGCACCGTTGTGATCCAGCATGACACGCCGACTAATAGCGGTGCCACCGTCGATCTCATAGCGATCGTTCTGATAGATACGGCAGAACTCATACTCGGGGTTATCCCACATAACCTCAAATTCCTGATTGGGCAGGTCTTCGAGAGTGGTCTGAAGCAGATCAGAAAGCTGACTATTCTTTACCGCCATACAACTATCTCCTTACTTGAATACTGAGGCTAGGCGCTCGTTTGCGCGCGAGAGCACTTCCTCCCTTGTTTTGGATTTACCTACAACGCCCGGAGTAGACGTGGCCTTACCCTTCGATGGCCTAACTACTCTGGCGTTACTACGTTTCTCTACCTCACCCATGATCTTGCGACGTGTAACAGATTCCGCGATCGGGCCGCTTACTACGGCGTGTGCCCTGGCCAACGCTTCTCCAGGGTCCATAGCTGCACCGCGCATACCCGCACCGCGCACGATGTCGTCGGCCAGTTTGCAAACCTGATGACGATTGACCTGCTGCTGGGACGACAGATCGGCCCATGTGTCGGCACCGGCTTCGAGCTTACCGTAGAAGTCTTTGTACGGTTCCAGATCGTTACCACCAAAGAAGTTGTCCAGCAACTTTCTGTCGTCTTGCTGTTGCTTGTACTCCTGCTGGGTGAGCGTGTTCCTGGTGTCGGCCAGTCTGGAGCTTACATCGTCCAGTTTCTTACCTAGACGATCGGTATTCTCCTGCTGCATGGCGATGACATCTACCAGCACGTCGTCATCGCCATACTTCTCGCGTAGCGCGGCTATGTCGATCTTGCCCTTGGCGGGCGGGTCCGCCGCGCGGCCAACGTCGGGTACGGGGGTGTCCAACTTACCCTTGTCCTGTCTGCCTAGATCGGCAAACTTTGCGGTCAGATTGTTGTCCTTCGTATGCAGATCGCGCAGCATCGACATCACATGATCCGCACCAGCCTTCTTGACCATATCGGATACCGCGTTATCGTCCCACCCGAAGTGCGCTGCACTCCGCAGATACGGTGCCGGTATCTCAGCCAGCACATCGCCACTGTCTTCTTCTTTCTCTGGGGTAGGGTCGTCATCGGGTGCTTCGTCTGCCGGATCGTCATCAACCGCTGCGTCATCCGGGGTAGGCTCTACAACCAATTCCTCATCTGCCAGTTCACCACCGATCTCGGCTAGGTTCGCGGCGACAGCGCTTACTAGGCCAGGATCGTTTAGCGCTGATTCGTCTTTCTCACGCAACTGCAACTCATGCTCTTTCTCTGCCATGATACTGTGTTCCTTTCACTGCCTCTACTTGAGTAGAGGGGTAGGTACTAGGATATTTTCTTCATCCTGCGTTTCTGCTTTCCCGGATTCTTCTGGAAACCAGTCTTCTCCAGATACGCCTCGTGCTTCTCGAAATTGTCGAACACTGGTCTGCACTTGTCGTCCAACACGATGTCCGGGAATAACCGCTCGTGCTCCTTTCTCTGGCTTGGTGCTATAGCCAGCGCGTCCGAATGAATAGGCGTTCTGTAACCCTCGGCTCTGACCCGTATAGAGTCTGAATGAAAGTCGCGGTTCATCGGCCCGTGATCCGGGCACGATGGAACTTCCAACTGTGAATGTGACTTCACGAACTCTGTCTTCCTGGCTCTGCACTCATTGCAGATAAACGAGAACTGTGGCATACGTCACCTCAATCGCTTTAGGTTCTTTTCGGGCAATCCCGTTTGTTTCTCTACGGCCTTCTCACGCAGATTGCGTTTCACCGCTTTCTTCAGTCTACTCACCGGGTCGGTCTTCTTGCCCTTTCCGCTATACTCCGGCTTGAGCTTACCGTCCTTGTCGTACATCTGCGGGTACTTCTTCCTAAGCGCTATCTGCGATACGGCCCGCTGATACTCCGGATTGGATTTTATGTCCTTCGTCATGTCAACCTTTCATTCCGGCCACAGTCTTCTTGGCCTTATTCATCACTTCCCGCATATCCTTAGCCACTGAACACCTCCTTCAATTTCTTGCCTACCTTGGTCTCGGTGTTTATCTGACTTTCTATCTCGGCGTTTTGTGCTTTCTGAAACGCCAAGTACTTCTTCACGAATCCCACCATCTTGGCGTCGGCCAGAATCTTCTGCGCGTCTTGTAGCGTTTCAAGCGAACGTTCGACTCGGTATTTCCCATAGTCGCTATCAACGTCGCAGACTCCCGGTTCGCCCTTGACGTTCTTGGGTTCCTCGTAGTATTTGATCGTCGCCATACTAACCTTTCATTGCACTCTGCGATATGTTAGCTATCGATTGCTCACCGGCCTTCTGATCCTGCATCGGTGACGTGGGACCACCAGCCTTCGCGTTAGCCGGCCCACCGTTCTGCGCTATGGCGTTAGGCGAGGCCATGCCCGCCTTCATCTCGCCTTGCGGACCTAGCATTTGCATAAGCTGTACTCTGCGCTGGAAATCTGGATCATCGAACCAATCCGCGATCTCTTCGAGTATACCCGCCTTGTCCGCTACGTCCATCAACGCCTTGGATACGTTGAACGGTATACCCATCTGCATCATCTGCATACCGGCTTGGACCGTAGACGGCAGCGTGCGGCTCATAAAGTTCTCTAGCTGCTGTGCCAGTAGATGCGGATCTTTGACCTGCATAGACCGTGCCTTGATCTTGAAGATGAAGTCTTCCGGCTGACCACGCCGCTGTTCTGGCGTAAGCTGAAGCTGTACCCTGGTTCCACCCGATACCCGATGTGGAATGGGGATGTTTATAAGAGGATCGTGGTGCATGTACCACGCCTCTTTCTCGGATATAGCGGACGCCGTGTCGTACGTCATGTCCTTGCCGTCTTCCAGACCCACGGCTGCGTTACCCGCCAATATCTGGGACTGGGTGGCGGTCTTAGCGTTGCCCGCCACACCGGCCATCTGATCGGGATTTCCGGACATGTAATTGAACCACACGCGAAGCGAGTCTACGAATCCCTCTGTATCTCGATCCTTACCGCCGAAGTTAAATACACTGGCGTTCTTGGGATCTCCCATAAGAACGTCGCCATCTTCCGACGTCCTAAGATCCTCCACCTCGTCTGCCGCCGCTGGATCGGCGAGCAACACACTCTTCTGCCGCTCCGCTTGCTCCATCGTCTTGACCATCATCTTGTTGGCCATCTTGTTCAGATCGTACCACACTCCCACCGGCGCTATCGGAAATGGATTATCCGGCACAGGCTGGGACAGCGACATGAACGTATACGGCCCGTCTTTTGGCCCATAGTAGTCGTGTACGGCCAAATAGTCGTCTAGGACCACGGTGTCGGGATCTGGCATCACGAGTATGGCATCTGCGTCCGGAACGTACAGATAGTAGATGTCTACATGATCCTCTAAGCGGGCTACCTCGTTATCCGTAAGCCCGCTCTTAGTCATGTTGTCTACGCGATTCTTTGAATCGGGGTGATTGGACCTCGGTATCTTCATAACAAGATCGTGGTCGAACGAGTCGTTGTCCAGCAACAACTGTCTGGGCACGCGAACCATGTCGCCGGTAAACGCGGCCCGATCGAACGACTTGCAATCAGGGTCCGCAACGAAGTCATCCAGCGACACGTTGTCCGTGAACACCATGCCCGGATCTATCCGCTTATCGCCGTACCGCACGAATGAGTCGCTGTCCGCTAGCGCGGTCTTGAATATACCGATAGAGAAGAACGAGTCTACCAGACCGTATCGCAGGGTGAACTTCTTCTTCGTCCTGCGGTTGTTCGAGTCCAACGCCTTTCCCAATAGAAAAGCGTAGTCGTCGTACTCTACTATATCGGAATGTACTTCTGTTATCGGATCGCGCATGACGTACTGCGGAACGGTGGCACGTATGGCATTGTAGACGAGATTTATAGGAGTGTCGCCGGTTATGCCGTGTGTGTCCGCGAAGTACTGACCTACGTAGGCCCTGATGAACATAGCCCGCGTCTTCCTGTGGTGCTTTATACGCTGCTTCCCCTGCTTGACGGCCTTAGCTACGCGCCGTGGGACCAACTCATACATATCCACCGCCTATCTGCTATCGAATTTATGACGCCAACCTTCGCCGCTATTCTCACGCTTCTTACGCATCGCGTTCTTCTTCCTGAAACCAGCGGACCCTGGAGGCGGTTCGTGTTTAGGATTGTGGCGTTTCTTACCCTTTTTCAGCAGGGTTAGTGCGTCAGCCATAACCCTGTCACCGTGCGTCTTCTTGGCCGTAGAACTCTCTTCCACTAGCCCGGCTGGTCCTACGCTTCCGTCGCCGAAGTTCACATACCTCTTAGCCTCTTCCATAGCGACGTCGGAGTGGTTGATTATGTCGCCGTACGTCAACGCACGCTCGTATTCAGTGAGCAACTGAAACTTGGATTCCTGCGTATTCTGCCACCCGTGCTTGTCCGACCTCTGATCGTGTACGTGCCCAACGGTCGTCGTTCTGTGGTACCTAGGATATCTAAACTCCTGGACAATACGCTTGCCCAGCGTAAGCCCTGGTCCGTTCTTCTCCCATATCAGATACGGCAGGCCCTTGATACCCTTGCCTCCGAACCATAGCGCCAATGCTATAATTGTCTTGGCGAACTCGTAGGGAGGAACGTTGGCGTCTGCCCACTCGGCGACCTTCTCACCAGTTTCCAGGCACCTAACGCTAACTACGGAGTTCGACGCGCCCTGTCCCTTCGACACGTCTATCCCAAACACGTAGGACCAGTTCTGGTTCGGCCTGCCACTTATAAGCGAGCACCAAAGAAGAAGCTGGCCTTTCCGCTTGCGTTTGACCTTTAGACATTTCAGACTCTTAGACCTAATCAGGGACGCTATGGCGTCATCGGATATTCCCTTTGCAAACGACACATCCATCGACATCTTAGGTCTACACGCGAACAACGCCTGGTGCGTAACTATGCTGTTCAGAGAGAAGAAGGCATCGCCAGAATTCATATCATCGGCGTCCACTTCCTGCGCCAACTCCTTGGTGGATCGTACCGATTCCTCGTAGTTGTACCACGGCGATCGGATCTTGTACTCCTTGGTCGTCTCGTTCTGCTCTACGTAACGGCCTTTTCCCTTCTCGGGATGGTCCCACCACATGAGCGGATAGACCTTGATCTGCCTGCTATTCTTCCAAATCGAGTATTCCGTGCCGTATCCCGCGACAGTGGAGTTAACAATTCGTAGTAGTCCTGCATCTCTAGTTGCAGAACGCATGGCGCGACCGTGTTTGACCTTCGCAAACTCGTCGAGCAGGATAATGAACCGCCTGTCGCCCGACGCCGCGTGTTCGGTCGTAGATTCTCCATCTATACAACTCCCGTTCAACTCGTTGAACATGTGCATACACGACCGATTCTTCTCGTTCGGCAGACATTCCGGGGGTCGCATCCACCACGGCAACCATCGGTTGATGTAGTCGTGTTTCTGGAACAGCGCCTTCATGTTGCCCGTCTGATCCACGTACTCCTTGGTACGCGACATCTCAAGCATCTGCTGGCCGGGATTAAACAGCCAGTGCCAGTGTATGTAGGCCAGGCAGCACCACGACGCGCCCATGTCACGCGACTTGTTACACAGGATATCCTCACCGCGCTCAAGACACCAATCAAGCGTATTGAAGAACCTGTCCTGCACGTCCCACGATATCATCGGGACGTCTCGCACCTTAGCGGGCTTACGCTTGCCGGTGCAGGGGTCCACATCCCATTGATGGAACGTCCAGACGAACATATTCAACCAGTACAACTTAGATTCGCGGCAGGCTATAAGTAGATCGTCGCGGAATCCATCGTCACTGTCCGCTCTCTCCATCGTCTTCATACGATGCTTCAGGTTCTTCACCGGGTCCTTCGGCACTACCAGACCCGTCTTTTCGCATACCCAGTCTCCGCATTCTCTCGGAAATGGGATTTCTAGGACGGGTTTTACGATTTCCACTGTCGCCATCTTCGTTCTCCACCATAGCGTTAACGTGGGCAACGAGTGAATCGTTTATACGCTCGTGCAGAGGCACGCTCCTTGGTTTCCTGTCGTTGCTCTTAGACTGCGCCTGCGGTTTGGGTTTGCCCAGTAGGTGGTCGAATATAAGCTGCTTCGACGCTCGATCGGGCTTGTGGTACTCCCTGAACACACGTCTTATCTTACCATCGGGATCAAACTCCTCTGCGTAAACGGAGTAGCCCAGCGCCTCGTGCCAAACAGTTCGAGCCAGTGCCTCGGCGCGAGTTACCGTACCTGAGTCACCGGTCTCTACGTCGGTAAACTCTATCTCCTCGTCGCCCAGATTTTTAAGACTGTGAAGCAACGCCTTCTCGAATTCAGTCTGTTCTTTCTTCGCCATCTCCTGGCATCCCGATCTAGTGGCATTGATAACTGCTGCCGATTGAGTACACTCCCGGCACTTCCTCTACCTCCGTCTCGTCAACGACGTTGAATCGGCAGAGTCTAAAATGCGTGCGTACGGCGTCAATGGTGTCGGCGAAACGGGCTACCGGCACCGAGAAGTTCAAGGTCTCGGCCTGGCCAGCGACGAGCACCCCTATCACTTCTCCGGTCATATTGAACACGGGGCCTCCGCTGTTGCCGGGGAAGGCGGGCGACGTCGTCTGTAGCATAACGTGCCAACTAAATCTACGGGCCGATTCCCACCCCCTACGATTGTAAAGATCGCGTCCCGTGGCCGATAGGATGCCCATAGATACAGAGTTGAAGTTGTCACTGCCGAGTGGCGATCCCATAATTAACACGCTATCCCCCACTCTAAGCACGTCCTCCTTGGCCAGTGTAGCGCAGGGTAGATTGGGCTCGTGTCCGGCAAGATCCAGTTGCATGAACGTAACGTCGTTCTCCTTATCCTCCAAGACATATCCAGGCTTCACCTTGAACTTTCTGCCGTCGTCCAGTGTAACCTCGTAGTCGCCGGGCTGCCCGTCGCTGACGTGCTTGGCGGTGAATATAATCCCATCGGCGGAGATAAGGCACCCCGAGCCCTGGCACTCGCCTAACTTGGCGATGTGAACCACGGCAGGGCGCACATCCTCGATTAAATCGGGCAGGCGGTTGTCGATACGCTCGATAACGCCGGTACCGTCAGATACAAACACCGCAGCGATAAACGCCGCTATACAAACGGCCACTACCATGAACCGCACAAGTTCTATCTTAACATCGCGCATCACTCGTTCTCCACTATTTACACAGAGGGAATTCCTGTTCTGCCTACCGACGCGAACTCTACAACGAGATCGGTAGAGGCCAACGTGCTCGCTACGAACAGGAATCTGGAATAGCCGTTGGTGTTCAGCCACGTCGTGGCCGGTTCGTTGGCACCCGTTCCGTTGCCGCTAACTACCTCGAAGGACTTCTGTACCTCAGTTACCGCT